ATGATGGATTCAGATCATAATATTTTAAAATACTTTCATCATTGGTCGCAAAAAATAATTAATCATGGTGCACCAGATAGTGGACAGTTTAATGAAGTAAATGGGAGATATCCATATGAAATTGGATATAAGGATGAATACTCAACACGTATAGTAATAAGACATTACTCAAACGAAAGCTTTGATAACAAGTATTACGAGATAATTTTAGAAAGAGCTTTTCCTATCGTAATAGGTGATGTTGAACTGGCGTGGGAAAATAACGACACATATTTAACATTACCAGTTTCGTTTTCATATGATAAGATATCATTCTCAGGAGCAAAAAGTGGTACACCAACACTAAGCATCTCAAGAGGAAATGGTTTATTAGATAGAATAGGGGCAGTATTAAGTCTAGGTAGTGTAATAGATCAAACAGTATCACAAGGCGTTAAATTTGATTCTATACAAGACGCAATAAATAGAGTATCGAGAGTTAGAAACTCATTTGATAATATAGACAATAGAATATAATTACAAGGATTATTATGAATAAATTACCTAAAATAGATTTGCCAATATCTGAAATAGAGTTACCATCAACCGGTGAAAAAGTAAAATTCAGATCATTTACAGTGAAAGAGGAAAAGATACTTTTAATTGCTCAGGAGAGTGATGACCCAGAACAAGAAATATTGGCGATGAAACAGATTATAGGTAACTGTTTAATTGATGCTGATGTTAATAAATTTGCAATGTTTGATTTGGAGTATATTTTATTAGCAATAAGATCTAGATCTGTTGATAATGCAATGAATTTTACAATTAAAGATCCTGATACAAATGAACTTGTTGATCTTGAAATTGATATTGCCAACATATCACTAGTAAGAGATGAAAAACATAAAACGAAAATTAAAATTAATGATAGTTATACTCTAACCCTCAAGTATCCAACAATAGATGAATTTACACAAATAATCCAAATGAATCCTAACGATCCTTTGGTAAATTATTTTATTATGATCACTTGTTTAGATAAACTATACTCAGAAGATGAAGTATTTGATCTTACAGAATATACTAACGACGAAATAGATGAATTTATGGATGGGATGTCGGGTGATGTGATGAAAGGAATTAAAGATTTTTTTGAAACAATGCCTAAAGTTAGACATGAAATGAAATATAAAAATAAGAATGGTAAAGATAAAACGTTTGTAATAGAAGGTATGCGTACTTTTTTTATTTAGCGCTGAGTCATATTAACCTATCAGGATACTATCAAATGATATTTTCTTTGGCTCAGCATCACAAATATTCTATATATGATTTAGAGCACCTAATGCCATATGAAAGAGATATCTACTTTTCGATGTTAGTTGAACATATAGAAAAAGAAAAAGAAAAAAATAGGAAAAACTAAATGGCCAAGAGTAAAGAAGATCTCAGCGAAGATACAAAAACAATAATTGCACGCCTTAAAGGTGAAGGAGATCTTTTACGAAATAGAGGCGCAAATTCAATAAGATCGGTTAAAATTGAATTAGATCAATTTAAAGGTATCTTTAATTCTATCCGTAAAACAGTTATAACGCAAAAAATGCTTACAACCCAAATGTTGGGCACAATGCGTATTAACGCCGCTTTACAGACTCGTAGGGATAGAGCAAGATTAAACATAATGAAAGAATCTCTTGAGCTCGATAAGAAAACTGCTGAAACTAGCGCAGAACAAATAAAAAGAAATAATGATGAAAATGAAGCATCCAACAACTCGCCGAATAATAATTACGATGAAGATCAAATTTCTTTAAAAGAAAGAATAGTTGATGCGGGATCATCAGGATTAAATTTCTTAAAAATTTTTTCGCAAGTTGCTGGGGGTGTTTTCATAGGTTATAACATCGTTAAGGGATTTATTGACGGTTTAACGAATGGAGAATTCTCTATGCTTGAAGACGAGTTTATACAAATAATAAAGAAAACTGCAACTATCTTAAAAGATTTGAATGATGATCCCTTAGTTTGGTTATTGGGTGGCGGAGCTGCAGCTTTAACTACTGTAAAAATATTTAGATCCACATTTAAAATTCTAACTGGCGCATTTAAGTTATTATCAAGTGGGGTGAATTCATTAATTGATTATTTTAAGCCAGATAACAAGCCCATAGCGTCTGGAAATTCTGATAGAGATGATATGGGTGATACTACAAAAGATAAAAATAAAAAAAATAATAAAATAGGTAAATTTCTAAAAGTCGGCGTTGCAAGTTTATTATTTACGGCTATAACATTCGGTTTAGATCAAATTAAAGATTATTTAAACTCAAATAATATTGATACGAATACACAAATAGGAGACTTAGATACTAACTATTTTGACGTTGGAAGTATGGCTGCATCTGGCGCCGCTTTAGGTGTGATGTTTGGCCCTAAAGGAATATTAGCCGGAGCAGTAATTGGGGCTGCGCTCGGTTTTGGGCAAAGTGTCTATAAATATATTAATGGTAAATGGTACGAAACTGGCGAATTTAAAAACAACTTACTAAGCGCACAAAGTGAACTAGAAGAACTACAAGACTTGGCAAAAAATGGTAATGAAGCAGAACGAATTATAGCGCAAGCAAAATTAAATGCAATGAGCGGGGATGACGAAATAATAAACGCGGCAAAAGGAGATCTTGTCACTATACCAGAAGATATCATTAAACTACAAGATCAAATAAGAGTTAATAGCGAGTTATTAATAAAAGCTCAAGAAGACTTAACAAATCCAGGATCTAATTTCCTTATAAGAGATCAGGCAGTAATGTCAATACACAGTCTAGTTGGTGATATTAATGATGATAAAGAATTATTAGAAACTAGGAAAAGACAATTTGACTCTGCTAAAAAACTTTTAATAAAACAAGGTGTACCTATTGATGATATTTCCTCATTTGAGCAATTTGCTGATAGAGGTGTTTGGGGAAATCTCACAAAGAATTTTGAAATATTTACAGATAATGCAGTCGCCGAAATTAAAAATATAGTTGGTGTAATTGGTTCTTCTGGATTTTCTGGATATGGAGGTGTCCCATTAGTACTAATGCCACAACAGCAGATTATCAATAATAACACTACGCAAAATAGGAGTGGAGATGGTTATGTTGAAATTAATAATGGTAAAGATGAAAATACTCTACTACCTTAATAAGTCCTATTTGTGATGTTCATCTACTAGAAGTCTTCTAGTAGATGAACAGTATAGAAGACTACTTACTTCAAATGGAGCTATCATTTGAAAATGACATGAATATTCACACCATATTTCAACATATTCATTTAGTAGTCTTTTTAGCATGCTAACTCTTTAAATATTGCTTTTCGGCGGTTGAACTTCCGTTGATAGAAATCTTTTTAGGCTTCTTTTCTTCAGGAACAATTCGTTCTAGATTTATAGTTAATAAACCATTTTTAAGATCTGCACTAGTAACTACGATATCATCAGCTAGTGTAAACGACCTTGTGAATTTCTTAAACGAAATTCCTCGATGGATGTATTCACCTAAATTCGCATGTGAATTTAATTTATCTTCGAATACAGATTTAACAATTAATTGTCCATCAATTACTTCAATATCAACATCGCCAATATCCAAGCCAGCAACAGCAAGGTCTATTTTAAATTCAGTATCTGAATTTTTTCTAATGTTATATGGAGGGAACCCTGTACTTCTATTTGAATTACTATCTTCCATTAGTCGGTCGATTACGCTTTCAAATCCTACGGTAAATGGTCTTAAGTGATCGGTGTTAAAGTTTGTCATTTTGCTTCTCCTCGTTGAGCAAGATTTAAGTTGTGCTGTATTTTTAACCAGCGTTGATTGGTAGGACCTTTTCAGCATCCTACTAATGTTATTTATACATTACATTTACGATATTATAAATTATTTTCCTGTACTTCCAAACCCGCCTTTGCGGTTAGTCTTTTGCGCAGGTTTATCTTTTATTTCAATTAATTCTGTTTCCATGCATTTTTCTAATTCAATCTGGGCAAGTCTCTCGCCTGCTTCAATTACAAGTAAACTATCTGATATGTTTTCTAACAATATATAAGATTCATCTACATAATCACAGTCGATAATACCCACACCATTTACCATAGTGAGGCCTTTTTTCAATGCTACACCTGACCGTATATACATTTTTAAAACATATCCTAACGGAATATCAAATATTAATCCAGTAGGAACCAATGCTCTATTGTTTGGATGCAGTTGAAACGCAACTTTCCCTGCAATTACCTTTACTGGTACATAACATTGTTTATTCCAAGAATTATACACGGTGATTCTATCACCAACTTCAAATGCGGATTTAACATCATAGCAAGCTGATCCCATCGTTGCACTTTTTGGCAATTCTGCATAATCTTTATTTCTGTAAACTTTTAATTCTATCATAATTAATATCTCATTTATTTTTTACCAATATTGTATTTAACGGTAAGATGCCAATCTCGCTTATCTTTATAAGATATGATCTTAATTTGACTAAGAGATGCTTTTGGTTCTTCCGCTCTATCCTTATCAACTATTGTTAATAGTCCCCATTCTTCTAAAAGATTCACAATCGTATTACGACGTGCTTCATCTTCATCGGCAAAGGTATCTTGTTTGCCATCTAAAATAAACAATTCTTTAAAATGCAATATTGCATATCTTCCTTGTTTGTGTAATATATGACAAGACTGATAGAGTTTCTTTTCTTTTCTTGCAGATATACCGATACGTGTTAACGTTTCTTTTATTTTTAAAAAACTATCTTCTGTTGGCAATTCTATTTCAATTCCAACTCCTTTGAATATATCTATACTATTCATAATACACATTCACCTATTTTATTATTATTATTATTACATAAAGCCAGTATTAGCTCTAAAAGTATTTATAATATTTAAGCTCCGCCTGTAATTAATTTAGAGTGAACAGATTTCATATCTTCCTTTGATAGAGCTTTTAAATATTGAACAGCAACTATTCTGCTACACTGATAAACATGTTGAATCGCATCCAAGTCTTTATCCTTCGTTGGCTTTGCCCATTTGGAAAAACGTTTTCGTTTTCTTAGCACCGCTCTATAATAATCAAATTGTGCACGTTTAAATAAGTCAGGGCGCATATTCATTTCATTTGCATGTAAGATAGTATCCTGGAAATTAGAAAATCCGCGGTTAACCATAAAGGGAGTATATATTTTTTCAATATATTCAGGATTTTCGTTATCACCAATCAGATCTTCTTTTGAAAATGAAATAGCTGTCATAAAATCAAAAGGTGTGAGTTCTTTAGCCAATTTTATTCTCCAGTTCTTTTACTGTTTCAATTTCTTCAAGTAACTCGTCAAGGTCGGTACTACAAGATTCACAAGTTTTTAATACTAGCTCACCTTCCGCTGTTGTTATAACTGTAGTGAATGCTTTCTTTTTCTTCACCTTTTTGTTACAATTAAAACATTTCACTTTGCCAAAACTTAACATTATTTAAACTCACACTCAATCATAACTTCAGTAAGGAAAGCAACCATGTTAACTTCTAAATCAGCCACAATACCAGCCTTATACATATAGTCAGCGAGAGTTACAACAAACCCAGGTTGACTTCGGAATTCGACTTTTTCAACGGACGCGTCATAAAAACGACGGAACATCTCATTCATGTCTTGGTCTGAATTTTGCCCAACCCACTTGCGCATTTCAGTAAAATTCTTTTCCTTTAAGAGCTTAAATACAGCATCAATCGATTCTTCTTTAAGATTTGCAAATATTCCTTCATCTATTTTACCAGATGCCGCATATGATTGAAGCTCAGTTAATACACGACGGAAATCAGGAAAATGTTTTTCAATAACTTTAGCAACAACTGGTTTTTCATACGGAATGTTTTCTTGGTCAAGAATTGCAGTGACGCGTTTAAAAAATTGCATTGCGAGTTTAGGTCGGTCTGCCGTTTCAATTGAAAAATCTATTTCAGATAATCTTGAGCGTAATGGCGATATGATACGATTTTTGAAATTGCATGTAAATATGAATCCACAGTTTGCGGAATATTCCTCAATAAAGTTACGTAAAGCTGGCTGAACATTTGCAGCATTTAAGTAATCTGCCTCATCAAAGATTACATATTTACGGCCACCTGATAGTGACATTGATGATGCAAATACAGATATGTCGTGGCGAATTGAGTCAATATTAACATTCAGTGAGCCATTCTTTACTATATAATCACAGCCAAGTTCGTCAAGCATTGCCTTCGCGACTGTTGTTTTACCAACGCCAGGACCACCTGTTAATAATAAATTTGGTACTGATTTGTCAGCCACAAATTTTTTAAATTGATCTTTGGTTTTTTGAGGCAGTATAGTATCTTCAATGATTTGCGGGCGATACTTTTGTACCCAAAGTACTTCGTTATTTTTGGATGTAATTGTCATAATATACCTTCGTAGTAAAAAATAATAAAAAATAAAGAGAGGGCCTTGCACCCTCATCGGCTGTAGCTAGCTTGCACCCTCGTTGGACTGCAGTTGCAAACTAATTAGTTTACAACTTTGGTGCTCGTTGTACCTTCAGGCATTTCTTTAAACTCTGGTTGAGCTTGAGCGTTTGCACCTTCAGGGTTTTGATCTTTCAAGTAAGCTCCAAGCTTGTTTCTTAAGGCGCCAACATCAAACATTTCGTTACCTTGAATTGCCCCACGTTGACATACAACATCAATAATTCTAATTGCCCTTTCAATATCAGACGCAGAGATCGTTACTGTTCTTTCATTAGTATCTGCCATAGTTAACCTTTATTGTAAGTTGACTTTGAATCTACCGCAACGAAATATGACGCATCTGTACCTTTAAATTCAGAAATACCGCCGGCGCAGATTGTGACGTTATAATCTTGTGGTAATAGTTTAAGGTTTTCAGTTTTAATTATAACTTTAAATGTATCTGCGGTTTCACCAATTTCAACACCATAATCATCAGAACCTTCAGTTGAACTATCAATAGCTTTAAGATAGCAGGTTTCACCATCTCCAACAAATGCGATTTCAGTAAACTGTAAAACACCTGCGGCTTTAATAACCGACTGAAGATCTTCCCACTTAACGTCAACGACAACATCAGCAGACGGGATTTTAATATCTTTATTAGGCGGAGTATGAATCATTGATACATCAGCATAGATATATTTGGTTCTACGTTTACCTTCAGAGATAATGAAATGATTCTCATTATCGTTAAATTCAACATCAGGATTATTGTAAAGACTTAAAATTGACAGGAATCGTGATAAGTCAAATATACAAGCTTGTGATGGAATTGTTTCGGCGATAGTCGCTGCAGCAATTAACGTCTTTTCAGGTGTAATTGTTTTGAGTACATTGCCTTCTTGCATCAAGATTGACTTATTAATAGAAGAAAAGCTTTTTAGAATGGTTAAGGTTTTTTCAGAAAAAATCATTATTTAATTTCCTTTAGGTTGTAAGTGACTAGAAGTATTACTCTAGCAGTTTATTTATTAGTTAATATTATATAATAATATGTGTAGAATGTCAATGGCTATTTCATTTTTTGTAAGATTTTTGGCTAGACGTTTTATCAGCTGTTGCACTAACACCAACTTTAGCTAACGAGCTCATATCTCCTCTAAATATATGAGTTCCAACATGGTTAATTTTCATCCAAGGGCACATCCAAATTTTCATGCCAATTTCACGTATTTTATGGCAAAAGAAGTAATCTTCGGA